CGTAGGGGTATAGTGTATTTCTTGCCATATTATTCTAACTTTTCCACGTTCCGTTATCTTTGATGTACATTTCATCCACTTGAACCCATGCGCCGTTCTGCTTGACGAAGATGCTGTCGACCGCTTCCCAGGTGCCATTCTGCTTGACGAAGATGTCTTGCCCTGCCGCTTCGTACGAGTATGTAATCGTCAAGGTGGCACCTCTAAACTCCAAACAATGGCTCGTGGCAGTAGTATTGGCGGTACCGCGTTGCCCGTATATCTTTATCCTCGCATTGCTCAGCTCAGCGAGAGTCCAGCTGCCGACATTCAGGGTGCTGACGGTGTTGGCATTGGTTCCGAGGGCGGTCGCACTCCCTTTAGCGGTTGACCCGGAATACATCTGCGCCGTCCTCGTCGTTATGGACGAGCCGTAAGAACGCGCCTTCACCGTACATGCGACGGATACGATTGTCGCGCCAGCAGGTATGGCAGATGTGTCGAATATGTAGTATATCCACGTCTCGGCGTTGCGCCCGGTTGTGGCGTATATCGTGGCGACCGTAGTGCTTGACGAAGGCGTGTAGCCGTTGTCAAGGTTCTCCTCATGCCTCCATTGATAGTCGGTAGTGTCGTACGAGGATGGGCATACAACCAATGTGTCAGTTATCGTAGCCATAGCTAACTCGCGGTTTTAAGATATACGTCGCCGTCGTTTCCGAGCGCGCTGGACGGGTCGGACGTGCCGACATAGAATGTCGGGACGCTTGCCATCGTGGCGGGAGACCACGCTCCGTTCACGACTTGCATGATCTTCCCATTGTCGGAAGATGTAACGTCCGGCAGCAGTCCGTCATGCGTGTGATTCAGGTCAACCGTCGTTATGTCGCCTCCCGTGAAGACAAAGTCTATCGTCCCGTCCTGGCGTGTTGTTATGCTCTCGACGCCATACCCTCCCGACGAGTCGTTGCCTATGCCCCCAGCGGACACCCATCCGTCGGCGTAGAGATTGCCGTTGAAGTGCCACGCACTGTTGACGGCATCCCATTCGACAAGCGACTCGGAAGCGGACAGCTTGAATGACGATATCCCGGTCAGTCCCTGCTGCTGCGACGATGCCTGCAACGGCGTCGTCCCCACATAGAGGGTCAGTGCGGCCACGCCATCGGCGACCGGCACCGTACCACCGTTCATCGTGATCCCCGTCAGCGTGCCGCTCCCTCCCGATTCCGTTGCAAGAGCCCACGCCCCGTTCACCACCTTCACGATCTTCCCGTTGTCCGTTGATGTCACCTCCGGCAGTAAACCGTCATGCGAGTGGTTCAGGTCTATCGTCGTTATGTCTCCGCTGGAAAACAAGAAGTCTATCGTTCCGTCCTGGCGGGTCGTGATACTTTCTACGCCATACCCGCCACCGCCGCCTTCGTCCGTGCCGATGCCGCCAGCCGAGACACCCAGCATCGATGCGAAGTCGATGTCGCTCACCAGCACCGTCCTCTCGTTTGCCGTGCCGGGGCTTACGACCTGGAGCGAGAGATGCTTGAGGATGTCTGTCGTGTTCTTCAGCACTTCGCCGGAGCCTGAGCCGCTGCCTTCCTCCTGGATGATGTAAAGGTCGTAGAGTGCCTTCGCCCCCGTGATGTCGCCCGATCCGCTGCCGCTGCCCGGTATCGCCTCAAAGAAGCGGTCGCCGCCACCCGACGGTTGGAAGCCCTGCCCTATGCTGCCGCCGCCCGTCCTGCCGTAGCGTCCCTCGTTGTCGACGGTCTCGATTGTATAGTCCGTCGTATCAAAGTCGGCCTCCTGCTGGAGCAGCTGCATCGAGAACGTGTTGCTCAGTATGGCAAGGCTCGCGCCGACGATGCGGTACGCCTGACTGTCGATGCTCACGCCCTTGTCGAAGCGGAACGCCGCAGGCCCCATCATTGAGCCGGAAAGGGCGTCGTAGGCCGCGTTCTGGTACGAGATGTATTCTCGTGCCACAAGTTCCAAAAGGTCGTAGGATGTCCCGTTTTGCGCCCTTGCGAAGCCCGTTAGCGGCGTGTTGTCGGAATCCGAGTAAAATAGACCGCCGAGGTACAGCAGGGCGTTACCCCTGCCCGTCGGCACTTGTCCGATTTCTGCGGACACCTGCTCCTGCACGTTGTGCGCGGCGTTGATGGATATGAGCTTCGAGCGGCCCGCGATTCCCTCGTCCACCGTAAGGGCGAGGTCGGTGATGCGCCCATAGTCGTTGGGGTTTGAGAAGGTGATGCAGCCCTGCGTCCCGTCGTCGGTGATGTACGCCAGAGGCTCGTAGAGCTCCACCTCGAGGGTGCCCGCTCCCGGCAGCTCGCCGATGTATATCTTGACTTCCTGATCCATGTTCACCCCCTCGCTCGTATTCGGCAGGGAGAAGAACAGATAGGGGTTGAGCCAGAAGCTCGTGGACGACGGGTCGTAGACCTCCCATGTCTCGCGGAGGATGTATTTCGTGCCGCCCGTCGTGAGGAACACGTTGAGGCGGTAGCGCAGCGAGTATTCGTTCTTGACGGCCTGCCCCTGGCTCGTCCCCGTCTGTATCTTCTTCTGCGCCCAGATCGCGTTGGAGAGGTTGTTGCCCTTCCACGTGGAGTTGGACACGTTGAACGATAGCGTCACGGCCCGGTTGAGCGAGGGCACGTGCTGCGAGTAGGTCATCTTGTTGACGATGTCATCCTCGTTCCCCACGGGGAGGAACAGTGTCTCATAGGGTGACGCGGCACCGTTGTACGGGTTGAGCAGCGTGAGGTTGCCGCTCCAGAGGCTCCCGGACGGTATGGTGAACGTTCTGTATGACGGGCCGGTGCCGCCCACGTCGGCCTTGCTGAACTGCCCGTCGTAGAAGTTGTCGCGCAGGCCGTAGCTCTGGTTGACCGTGAGGTTCTTCCATGCGGGCCGTATCTGCCTGAAGCCGCTCTTGTTGATGAAGAACGCGCCCTGCGTGCTGGCAGGAGCCTGCGAGATGTCGCGCACCTCGAAAGCATTGGCATCGTTCCACGCGAGGGTCATGCCGAGGCCCGTCAGCAGCAGCTCCACCGCCGCGTGCCACGTCATCCCCTGAAGGAGCGTCGTGTTCACGAGGCCGTCCACCGCCAGCGTCACAGAAGGGGTGCTCGCCACCTTCGTGGTCGTGTAGGTCAGCGACATCGCCACGCCCGCCTTCGTCATCGCGGCGTTGAGGATAGCCCTGACGGTGAGCATCTGCCCCTTTGCGAGGTCGAAGTTGTAGTCGTTGAGGCGGCCCAGGTTGTCCCGTGCCGTCAACGTGAGGGTGTCCCTATACGAGAGGTTCTCGGAGAAGGAGTCCGGCGTGATGAAGCCCGTCCAGCGCGTCTCCCACGAGCTCGTGATGCGCGTCTTCCAAATGACCTTGAACAGTGTGGCATTCGGAGTGAAGAACTGCGAGTAGTCAATCTCCTCGCAGTCCGAAAGGCGTATCGTCAGCACGGACGTGGTTATCGGCTGCGTGAGGCTGCCGCTGTCCTTGCTTATCGTGATGCCGTCCTTGTGCAGTCCGGCGATCTCCACCGCCGAGCCGGAGAAGCCGTCCTTGTGTATCTCTATGCGCTGCGTCCCGTAGGGCGTCGTCAGTTCCTTGTATAGCAGCAGTCCGTATGCCATAGCCCTACCTCCCTCTGTTGCGGTTGTAGTTGTCCAATGCTATCTGCAAGTCCTGACCCTTGACGGTCACCGTGCCGACGAGCTCCATCTGGCCCGTGCCCTGCGGCAGCGTCACGCCGTAGCCTCCTGCGTAGGAATAGGAGTCGGAGCCGCCGGGTGTGCCGGTTGCCTTGCTGCCACTTGAAGCGAGTGCCGCGAGTCCGGCCTTGACCGCCACGCCTGCCGCGATAAGTGCGGCACCAGCAGCGATCGCTACCGGGCCGTTGAGTGTCGTGAGGGCTTTCTTGAATCCTTCAATGGCGGTGCCTATGCCGCTGACGAGTACGCCCGCGCTGATGGCGGTGTCCGCGAGGGGATTGAGCAGGGCTTTCAGCAGTGCCGATATGTCCCAATCGCCGGAGCCGATTGCCTCGGCCAGCTCGTCGAATGCGCTGACCACGCCGTTGCGCAGGGCATCCGCCATGTCGTCGCAGATGTCCTCCCATTGCTGCTTCATCTTCTCGCCCTTCTCCACGACCTGAGCGGTGGCGTTGCCGAGTGCTATGAGGTCTTGCGTCGTCTTGTCGATGGCGGGATGCGCCTCCTCCCATTGCTCCAGCAGCTGACGGCCCGTCTCGCGCATCGCCTCGTCATAGTCGTTGGCGTCCTTCACCTCCTGCGCGTATTCGCGCACCTCCTTGTTGAGTTCCGCGAGGGCGTCGGTCTTGTCCTTCGTCTTGTCCTTGTTGATGCTGTTCAGCAACGCGGCGAAGGGGTCGTCGCCGGTGTCACCGCCGGGGGCGGGGGCGGTTGTGGTTTTCTTTGGCGCGGCGAGCTCGCCCTTGAGCTGCTTGTAGGCGGCGGTCAAGCCGGTGACTTCGGCTTTCGCCTCTTCCAGCGAGTCATGGTTCAGCAGTCGTCCGAGTGCGCTTTTCCCTTCGAGGTCTGCGACCTTCGCCTGCGCCGTGCCGAGCAGTTGTTTGTACGCTATCTCCAGGGCTCCGGCCTTGTCACCCGTCTCGGCGATCCTGCGCGACAGCTCGTCGTAATAGCGGCTGGTCTGCGTCGATTCCTTTGCGCTCTGGAACAATGCGTAGTTCAGTTCGCCGATGAGGTCGCGGACGTTTGTCAGCACGGTGTAGAGGATGCCCGTCGAGCCGCGAAGCGAGAGGATGAATCCCTCCCATGCGCTCTGCACCTCCTTGACCGCACCCTGCACGTTGTGCGTCATCGTCTCGTACATCTCGTCGAGCGCACCGTTGGCGTTGCCGAGTTCCTTGTATAGGTCGTTGATGTCGCTTGCACCGTTTACCAGCGTGAGGAACATTGACGCGCTGCGCATGTCTACCAGCTTCGCCGCCTCGTCCAGTCCTATCTCCTTCTCCCGCAGTTTCTCGAAAGCCTTGATAAGTTCCTCGGTCGTCTTGGGCTGGCCGCCGAGTTGCTTGTTGAGGTCGCTGCTGCTGTCGGCCAGCTTCAGCATTATGTTGCGCAGGGCCGTGCCCGCGCTGCCTGCGTCGATGCCCGCATTGGCGAGCGTACCGAGCAACGCAATCGTGCCCTCGGTATTGAGGCCGAAGGACTTGGCTACGGGAACGAGTTTGCCGAGGGTGCTGTCGAGGTAATTGAACGACAAAGCCGACTTCGATGTGGAGACGGCCATGACGTTCAGCATGTCGGTTGTTTCCTCTGCCGTGAGGCCGAAGCCCCTCATCGTTGCGCCTGCCCGTGCCGCCGCGCTCGGCAGGTCGGTTCCTACCGCAGCGGCGAACTTCAGCACGCTCTCCTGCATCGCAAGTATCTCAGGCTCGGCGAAGCCCAGCTTGGCGAGCTCCGTCTGTAGGCCCACCACCTCACTGGCGGTGTATTGCGTCGTGCGGCCCAACTCTATCGCCGAGTCCGTCATCCGGCCCAGCTTGTCGACCGTCGTGCCGAGGACGGCAGCGAGTTTGGAGACGCTCGCCTCGAAGTTGGTTATGGTCTTGACCGTCCCGGCGAGCATCTTGAAAGCGGCGACCACGGCAGTGACCTTCGCCGCCACGCCGCGCATCGTCTCGCCGAAGGTCTTGGACTTCTTTTCGGCGTTGTCGAGGCCCTTGTTGAAGTCGTCGGACTTGAGGCCCAACTTGACCCATATATTGCCGAGAAGGCTCATCGTATCATTGATTTAATGCGGTTCAGTTCTTTGATGTCCCCGTCAGTGATGTGTATGACGGTCGGTTCGTCCATCGTCTCGTTGTCACCGGGCAGGGGATAGAACCTGCGCGGGTCGGTCTCCTTGTGCGTTCCTTTTGCGGCGGGTATCGAGAGATAGACCCAGTGTGCTATCATCCTCGCCCTCGCCCATGCGTCGTGACGCTGCGCGTCCTTCGCCTTCGTCAAGGCCCTGAGCTCCACCCAGCCGGTGGTCTCGGCCTCGCGCTCCGTCTTGCCGCACCAGCCTATGAGCCAGTCCCTGATCGGCTCCCACGCAACCAGGAACGAAACATTGCGGAGGATTTCGGTTTTTTTTTACTCTGCGCCTCCGCAGTCAGCTCCTCGATGGTCTTGCCGGTGCGGAGGTACACGATCACGCCCATGAGCTCGACGAACCGGGCCTTGCCTTCGCCAGCGGCCCACGCCTCGAAGTCTGCGAGGTCGTAGGTGCGCAGGGGTGCGGGCTTCCCGTCGAAGGCCGCCACCTCCATCGCGTTGCGGTAGGCGAGATACACGTGCTTGACGTACATGTCCCACACCTCTGCCGTGTCCGCGCCGTCGGCCAGCGTCAAGTCCATGCCACGGGTCAGGGCGGCCCTATACATGGAGGGGGTGATAAGTAACTCCACCCCCTCGCCCTGTATCGTGATCGTCTGTCTCGGATTCACCATGTCTCTATGCGGGATAGACCATAGTGGGTGCGCCGGTGCCCTGGAAGGTCACCTGACGGGAGACGATGCCGTTGCGCTCTGCGGTCTCGCTGATTGTCGAGATGATAGCCTCGCCAGCGATGCCGTCGGAACGACCGCTGCCGCTGCCGGTGAGCTCGCCGATGAACAGCTTGACCTTCGCGCCGCTGACGAGCGACTGGAGAAGGGTCTTCTGCTGCTGCGATGCCGAGTTGTCGAGGTTGAACGTGCCGTTGGCCGTCCAGTTCTTGTTGCCACTGATGAACTGATCCCACTCGGTGGACTTGTCGGACGCGTCGATGGCGTTGTTGTTGAGGTCGACGCTGTTGGACTGCTCGCCCGCGATCCAAGTGTCGGTGCCGTTGCCGCTACCTACGGTCAGGTATATCCTGCGTGCGTTTCCTGATTTTACTGCCATTGTATTTCGATTTTAGGTTGTTGTTTTCGATACGTTGGCGCGGTACTGCGTCCTGCGCCGTATGATGAGTATGTCGGCATCGCCGACCTCAACGATCTCGGTGCCGAGTTCCTTGTATATGTCTACCGAGGCGAAGCCCGTCATCGTGACGGTGTCCTGCCCCACGAGCGTCGTCTCCACGGCCTCGCTGAGAAGGGCGGCCTCCTCGTAGGAGCTGAGGCTTATGGCCTCGACCACGAAGCCGAGCTCGCGCACGTCCTCGCCCTTGTCTATCGCACCGCTCTCGGTCATGTCCGTCAGCTCGATGCGCGGGAATGTCCGCACGTCCTGAGAGACGGGCAGCTTGCGACCGCTGGCGTCGTCGGGGTAGGCCGTCGCCTTGAGTGCCGTGATGACCGCCTTCCGTAGTTTCGCTTCCGCTGATTTCGCTGCCATATCCTATTGCTTCGGTTTGAATCTGTCCACGGCCTCGTTGACCTTCGTCTGCATGAACTTGTCGATCGCCATGCGGTACTGCTCGTAGGCGGGCTTCAGGAACGGATGGGCCTTCGTGCCGTTGCGCTTGACGTGCTTGGCGATGGCCCAGGCGAGGCTGCGCTGCCGCGTGGCCATGTCGCCCTTGCCGCCGGAAGACGGACGGATGCGCTTCTTGCGTATCCATTGGTAGATGTCGTCCACGGGAGGCATGCCCCCCGCCTTGCGCCCGTACTCCACGTATGCGGCGTATGCGGCGTAGAACCCCGCGTCCACCGTGCCGTCACCCTGCTCCACCGTCCTGCCGGAGTTGCGCAGCAGTCCCGTGGCGATGTTGCCCTTGTCGCGGAGGATTTCCTTCGCGCGGGCCACGATGCGCATGCCGTAGGCCACGAGACCCTTGTGCGACGAGAGCATCACCTCACGCTTGAAGCGGTTGATGTTCACGCCGAGGGCCCTCAGGCTGGCGGGGTCGACATAGAGTCCGTCCTGCGTCATACCTTGTCCCTCCTGCTGCAATAGACGCGCAGCCAGCGGCCACGCATCCCGACATCCTCTATGCTGTCAACGGAGAGCTCCGCATCCCGCCACACGATCTTCTCGAAGCGGCCCGGCACGTAGCGCAGGCGCACCTCGTAGGCTTCGATCTCGGCGGTCTGGTAGTGGTTCATCTTCACCATGCCGGAGAGCATCTGCACGCTCGCGGGGAACGGGCCGAGGCACACGTCCTCTCCCGCGCCCTGCACGCCGTAGTCGTCCTCCTTGATGTCCCTGCGGACAAGACGGACGGTCTCGCGCAATGCCCTTGCTCCCAGGTTATGGCTCTCACTGAACAACATATCCAGCCGGTATTCTTCGATAGACTTTGCTTTCCTCCTCGGTGTTTCCGTCCCAGATCGCCACGGCCATCTCCCACACCAGCGGGGCGTAGGACTGCACGGTGGCCTCCTCCGGCTCGACGGTGTAGGTGACGGTGTAGTGCCCGCCGACGGGCAGGACGATACGGCTGCCGCAGGCCATGCAGCGTGACGCGATGTCCTCGCCGTTGGCGTCTACCACACTGACGATAGCTGACACGGGCGGCATCCACAGCTGGGCCTCTCCCCCTCCGTCCAACTCCTCGACGACGGTGCACGCCACGAGGGCGATGTCCGCATACTGCGCCACGCGCAGGGCGGCGGTCATCAGTACGGTGCGCAGCTCGTCATCGCGCGAAGAGTCGACGATGTTCGCATACGCCTTGAGACGGTCAAGGGTGAGGATTGTGCTTGGTGTGATTTCCGTGATTCGCATAGTTCGTCAAATGATTTCCCAGTAGCCGAGTTCCTGCATTGTCCGGGCGACCTCGTAGGGCTTTGAATAAATCTCGCCCCGTTGCAGGCCGTCGTGCGCCTTGATGACGCGAATCTTCACGGACGCTGCGGGAACGACCGCCTTATTCTCATAGGACGGTCGCTCCGCTTTGCGTGTCGTATTTTTGCGTCCGCTCATAGCCGATTAACCCTGACCGCTACCGCTGCCGGAACCGCTGCCCTTTGCGATGGCCGCGAGGGCCGTTGCGATGCTGGCCACGTAGATGGCACCCTTCTTCTTGTTCGACGGGGTGACGAGCTGGCCCCTCCAGCGGAGGTACATGACGTAGCTGTCGGTGGAGGCCACGCGCTCGATCTCGATTTCGAAGCCCAGCTTCTCGTAGAGATCCCAGATGGAGGTGTCGGCGACGAGCAGGGAACCTGCGCTCAGCTTGCTGGTGGTGACGACCCTCTTGCCGAGGAACACGTAGAAGCCGCCGTTGGTGTACTCAAAGAGCAGGCGACCGTTGGCGTCCTTCATGTTCTTGTAGATGGCGAAGTCGGACGGGTGCATGTAGATGGTGTCGGCCACGAATGCGCCGTTGGTGCCGAGGTCGATCTGCGCGTCGATGGCGTCGATGAGCTGCCAGAGGGCGGGGGCGGTGAACTTGCCCGCGCAGCCTGCGGTGGTGGCGTTGAAGGCGGTGGAGCCCTGGCCGATGATACCGTAGATCAGCTTCTTGGTGCTGGAGTTGGTGTCCGCGCCGGAGCCGTTGAGGATTTCGTAGTCCACCTTGTTGCGGATGGCTGCGATGGCTTCCTCGCGTGCCCAGTTCAGGAAGTAGCCGAGGTCGGTGGCGACTTCGCGGGTGAACGGGAGTTTCGCTCCAATCTTGGCGAGGCCACGGGTGACTTCGCTTGCGGATGCGCCGTCAGCGGAGCCGATTGCGCTGCCCTCGTTCACATAGTTGGTGTTGTCGGTGAAGGAACCTTCGACCCAGACGATGACGCTCTTGTCCTGCGGTACATCCTTCTTGCGGATGCTGTCGACAAAGACGAGCTTCTTCTGCGCGTCTGCGTAGACGTTTGAATCGGTGAGGGAGCGGAGGACGGTGCCGGTCATCGCGCTGGTGTCCAGCTTGACCTCCATGCGGCCAGAGGCACGCTTGCCGTCGACCACGTCCTTGACGAGGCTCTTGAACTCGTCGGACTTGATGGCCTCGCAGATTGCGCTGCCAGCGGTCTGCTGTTTGGCGTTCTGCGCCTTCATCTCCTCGTGCAGTTTCTGCACGCTTTCATCGAGGTTGCGGATCGCCTCCTCGGTCTTGGTGTCGCCTTCGATGGCTGCGAGCTTCTGCTCCAGCTCAGCGACTTTGGTTTTCAATTCTTCTTCCATTGCAGTGGTGAGGTTTTGATTTGTATTAGGTGTGTCTTCTTCTTTCGCCTCCGGCTCCGGGGCCGGGGCTTCGCTTGCCTCCACGTCCTCCTCCTTGCGCTCGGTGCCCGTCAGCGTAGCCTTCGGGTTCGCCGCACGCGTGACGATGGAAATTTCGTAGAGGTAGAGGTTCTTGAGGATGCGCTGCACGCCGTCGGGATCGTCCTGCGGATATTCCGCTTCCTTCACGCCGTAGCCGATGCTGAACTCATTGAGCACCCCAGCCTCGACCAGTTCTGCGGCATCGCGGCCCTGCTGCGTGTTCGCTATCTTCGCGCGGAACCAGAGGCCCTTCTCGTCTTCGTGCAAGTCCTCGAATGCGCCGATCGGCTGCGAGAAGTCGTGCTGCCAGCAGAGGACGGCCCGCTTCGCGTCTTCCGACGCAAGGAACTCGGCGAAGGCACCGGGAGCGATCACGTCCGCGTATCTGTCCTTGTTGCCGTAGTACGCGCCGTAGCCCTCCACGTAGAGGTGCTGCTCGTCGCGCGAGACCTTGATCTCAGGGCAGTTCTTGGTTTGGATTTCGTTCATAGCGCGTTTCGCTTTTTGCAATAATAAAAAACGCAGGCGGGAAGACCTGCGTTTTGACTAATAGTAGATAACGATTGCGCTATATCTCCGTAATTCCGTTGTCGGCAGGGAGATAGATGAGCGTGCAGGCGCAGTTGATGACCTCGCCAGCGGGTGCTCCGAACCGATCGTCCATAGGCCGCTCCATCGGGTAGCCGCCGACGGTGAACAAGCCGCCCTGGGGCAGCGTTATGCCGTCCACCGCCTCGTGCGTCTCGCGGGTGTTGATGCCGCTGATACTCCACGTCTTCTCGTAGGGTATGCCGAGGGCTTCGGCAGCCTCCAGCCCCGCCACGTTCATCGAGTTCATCGCCTCGGTCTGCGCTATGCGGCGGCACTGCCACATCTTGATCGCGTCCCACTTGTTCATCGTCTCGGCATAGAGCATCTTCGTCAGCTTCTCCACGCCGAGGGAACTGTTCGCTATGGTCTGCACCACGCCGTCCACGACGATCTCCGTCGTGCCGTTGTATATCGCCACGAGGGTATCGCGCAGCCATGTGGATATCGTCTGCCCCATGAGCGTGATGCGCTGGCCGAGGTACGTCTGCGCCCATTGGAGGAGGGCGCGAGTGAACACGTCCGTCGTGTCAGCCTTCTTCGCCAGCAGGCGGTTCGCCACCTCGACCGCACCCTTGTGCCCTATCGTCAGGTACATGTCCGTCAGCAAGGGATTCATCCACGCCTCGGAGTAGCCTATCTCGTCGGCCCAGAGGACGGGCGGCACCTTCCGCTCCATGAGGTCGTCGAGGCTCGCCTTGATGCCCCTCGTGCGGTTCGTGCGTATCTTCCGCTCGTAGGACACGGCGGTGTGCAGGGCGTTCACCCTGCTCACCCTCTGCCGCGCCCTCTGCACGGGCGTTATCCGTTTGCGTTTCTCCATTGTCGCTCGTCTATCTTGCGCTGCTCATCCGCATACCGTCCGCTGCTGATGCAGGCCCGGCAAAATAGGAACGGGTGCTGCAATTGGTCGAACATCCGGCAGTGGTCGCAGGGCGTTTCCTTACTGCGCATTGTTTTCGTTGATGTCGCCTCCGAACTCGTCCCCGAACATCGTGCCGAGGCCGAGCATCGGCTTGTCGTAGATGCCGCCGGGGTTCTCCGCTCCCTCCAGACGGTCGTAGCCGTATGCCTCGCGCAGCTCGTTGAGCGTGGCGTGCATGAGCGTGAGGTTCTGGAGCACGTCCTTCGGGTCGTCCTGCAAGACGTCGATCATGTCGGTGTTGACCTCCAGGTGGAGGCGCAGGTCGGAGTCCCTCAGGCGCAGGGTCTTCGCGTTGCGGTGGAGGTAGTCGATGAAATCCTCGCAGAAGATTCTCACGCGGGGAAGGGCGGCACTCTCGTAGAGGGCCTTCTTCGCCTCCTTCGCGTTCTCATACTTGGATTGTCCGTAGTACAAGTCCATCGGGATGCCGTAGGCGAAGCAGAGTGCCGTGATGCTCTCCTTGCCGGAGTCGAGGATGGAAAGGTCGACGGGCTTGCTGCCGAGCTCGTGCACCTCGATGGGCTGACGGAAGAACTTGGTCTTGTTCGCGTTCTCGGCCTTGTTCACCTCCTTCTCCACTTCCGCTGCGGCCTGCGGCACGACGAACCCGTCCTTGTCCTTCGCAGGGGTGATGACGACGTTCACGCCGCCGTTGGATATCGCGGTGTTGAGGCGTTCCTTGCCCTTTTTGAGCAGGGCGGTGTCGTATGCCGCAGCGAGCAGGGGCGAGAAGCCGAAGAACGACTCGTCGTCAAGGTTGTAGTTGAAGCTCTGGAACCAGCTCTCGTTGGGGATGCTCTGTATCTCCGGCGAGCCGTTGATGAGCATACCCTTGAGCGGAAACTTCACGCCGCCGTTCTCGTAGCCCACCCATTTGCCGCTCGGTATGTAGAGGCCCTTTATCTTCCCCATCCGCGCCCCGACCTCGTAGCGGTCTACGTAGGTGAAGGCGTCACCGAAGACGTCGTAGTTGGTGCTCCAGGCATAGAAGAAGCGGCTCATAGTGAAGCGGTCGTTGGGGTGGCGCAGCAGCTCCATGATCCAGTGGTTCTCCACCACGTCGTCATCCTCGTCCAGCAGTTCGATGTACTTCGCGCACTCGGCCACGCATTTCGCTATGCGGTCTATGATGCCGTAGACGGCACTGTTCGTGCGGTAGGTGGTGTAAAGGTCTTCGCGCGTGAAGCTGTCGAAGCGGATGGTACCGGCCATGCCCCACAGCAGCCGCCGCAGGTACTCGTTGGCCTCGTTGTCGTCGGGGGTGTAGTACCCCTTCTTCTCGATGTCCTTGATGCGGGCTTCCATCGCCTTGATGTCCCTCCCGCGTGTGAAAATGCTCATAGTTATTTCTCCCCAAGTTTGTTTGCTATTCCGAGTTTCCGTAGGTGTGACGTGCAGGCGTAGTTGCAGGCGTCCATGAGGTGGTCGTCGCCGTCCTGCGGCTCGTCGATGTATCGCGTCTTGTCGTTCTTCGCCTGCTTCCAGCGGTATGCCCGCACCTCGCCCTCGATGTCGTCGCCGATATAGTAGACGTCAAAGTATTTCATATATTGGATGCGGCCCACCTTGTCGCGGTTGTTCGCTTCGATGGCCCACAGCATATTGTCTATTTTCAGGCTCTTGATGTTCTCCGGCCTCGCGGGGTCGCAGTATATCTCGCCGTCGTAGCGGAGGATGCCCTCGACCCACTCCTCGACCTCTGCCGCCTGCCAGCCTTCGATGCCGTGCCGTTTCAGCGACTCGCGGAAGGTCTGCCCGCCGACGTCGCCCGTTATCGCTTCGCCGTCGCATGTCAGCTGGGCGTTCTCCCAGTGCAGCAGGTGCCCGCCCATCTCCTTGTCGCGCGGGCGGTTGAGGATGTCACCGCGTATGACGCCCGCGATGGTCGATATGTTGTACTCGCCCCGGTACATGAGCTGCTTGAACCAGAGGATGCCCGTGTCGGGGTCGTAGGTGCAGCGCACGATCGCCGTCGGGTCTTGCACACCCCAGTCGACGCCGTACCAGCAGCGTAGGTGCGTAGGCCAGAACTCGTCCGTCGTCTTGTTCCATCCCTTGTATATCAGGCCCTCCTTATGCGCGGCGAAGTGCCCCAGCCATATATGCTCGTAGTACGATACGTCCACCGTCTTGCTCTTTTCCGCGAGGGCCACGTACTCCGGCGGCAGGTGCGGGTTTGTAAGGTAGGTGGTATGGATGTACGTCACGTCGTCCTTCACGCCGTTCCAGACGTCGGGGATGCCGTATGCCTTGAAGAAACGGCGGTAGAGAAAGTGGTCGATGTCCGGCGGGTTCGCCACGAGCCACACTTCCGCTGGCACGTTGTTGTAGCGGATGGAAAGGTCGATCGTGTCGAACACCGTCTCGTCCACCAGCTCCTCGCTCTCGTCGTTAACCCACATCTTGAGTTTCGGGATGGATTTCAACGCGGCGGTGTTGATGCCGCTGGATGTCTTGATGCCCCGGAAGAGGATGCGCCCACCCGTCCTTGTGTTGATCAGGTCGTTGCCGCTTTTCGTGAAGTCCGCTTGCAGGTTCAAGCGTTCAATCTTGTCCACAAATTCGGGAAGGATTGACACCTCGGCATTGACGAGCGTATAGCGGGTAAAGAGTATCGTCCCGTCGTCGTCATAGGTGCGGTCTATCAGTGCCGTGCTTACCGTGAACGACTTTGCGCTGCCTCGCCCGCCGAGTATGACCTTGTAGCGTGTGCCGCCCCGCTCAAAGAGGGGACGGTACGGGCTGCCGGCCTTTATGTTGATTCGCGGCTTCATTCGATATTGATTTCGGGCCTATCGTCGGGGTCGGTCATTAGGTTGATATTGATGGACGATTCGCCGAGGATGTCGGCCAGCCATTTCGCCGCTTTCGGATTCCCCCGCTGCGCCGCTTGCAGCATACCAAGCACAACGCCGTCCCGTGCCGTGGCCCGTAAGGTTTCGCCGTTTGGCAACTTGAAGTCCTGCGGCACTTTCAGCATAACAAGAGCCGCCTCGCGGAAGGTCTTGGCCTCCTGCTGCTGCTTGCCGCGAGCCTTACCGCCAGCCGTTTGGATTACCTTTGCTGCTTCTTTGCTGCGCTTGTTCAGCGGGATAAGGTTTTCTTTGTTTGCCATATCGGTCTATTTTGGGCCATTTGGGGCGACTTGGATGGATTTGTTGTGCTTGCCTTCCACTCGTTGGTGCGGAGTGTCAAATCGCCCCTTTTGGCCGTTATTTGTCTTGCTCGTTCAACCTTTCGATTATCGCCCTTTCACGCGCCGAAAGGTTGAGTCTTGTTGCGGCTGCTCGCTCTGCGGCTGCTCGCTCTGCGGCTGCTCGGTCGCTCATAATGAAGCCGCCCCCATAAAGGGCGCGGCCTTGCTCCTCTGCCGAGTCGCTTTGTTTGATCGCCTCGCAGGCCGCCTTCCGTATCCTCAGTTCGATGCTTCGTTTTGCTATCTTGCCGAGGATCGCGGATGTCACAATATTGTCGGGATATACGAAGCCCTGCTTGGTTTTATCCTCATCGGGCTGCGCCTCGATAATAGCGTCGCGCAATTCGGGGCAGCACCAAATACGGATATCTGGCACAAGATTCGTGATGAAGCCCGTCCGTACCTTCGCGCCGTTCTCGTACTCAATATCCGAATCGGAGATTATGTAAGTCACATCGCAGTCGGTGGCCGAGAACAAAGTCAGCGCAGGGGCGAAGATGAAAAACGGGATGTTTCTCCCGCAATAGAAACGGATAATCTTTGAAAGCAGGGAGAACGGCGGGTTATCCACTACGATGCTGCGCTTCGTGTATGGATAGCCCTCATAGTCGCCGCCAGGGACAAAGGGCCGCTCCACCTTCTTGCCGTTCAAGTCGGTCAGTTTGCCGACAAAAGAAAGAACGGCCTCATAAACGGCGGGCGGCGTGTAGCAGTCGTCGGTCGTAAGTTTCTGCTTGAACTTATCCACGAACTCATCGTAATCTTCATCCCCTTCGCGGCCCTTTGTTGATAGTTTGAGATCCGTCGGGTTGCTTTCATCGCCCCACACATTGATGCCCCAGTCTTGCAGCGGCCCCTCCCACTCGTTTGCGAGAATGTCCCAATCGAAAGAACCGAACGAGCCGTTGTCTTTCGCCGCCCTGCGGATTACGGCTTGCCGTTCCGCTTCCGTTTCGGGCAGGTACACTACGCACGGGGCTTCCTTCATCTTGCGCTTCTTCGCGCCCTCGCTCCGCAAGTTTCCCGCGAACACCACGAACTTGTCGCCGTTAGGCACTACGAGGATGGGGCGTTCTTCCAAGAAGTCCTCATCCTCTGCGATGCTTTTGGCCGTCCTTGCCACATCGTCCCTCGTCCATTGTCGTGGGTTACGCGGTAGCCAATCAATCTGCCCCGCGTTCAATTCAAGCGAGGCAACGGGCAGGGCTTTTCGTTCTTTTCTCATATCGTCAAAATACAACAATCATAGACGGGAACGGCGCCCCGCTTCGGCTCTCGTTGAAATGCAGCCGTCCGCGTATGAAACGGATCTCGCGTGCCTTGTGGTAAATGTAGTCGTGGAAGTAGGCCGTGTCCGTCCTTGCTGGTATCAGCATAACGACCAGCGTGCCCGGCTTCGCGGCTTCTTCGCTGCTCTTGCGTACCCACGCCGCAATCGCTCTGCCATAGGGCGGGTTGCAAAACACTCTGCGCCCCCCCCCAATTTTGGGCGAGGCCGTCCTGCTCTTTGGTGTAATAATCGGCGCATTTGTGGTTGTTCGCGTCGGCGCACGGATCGAGGTCGAAGTGGAACTCCGCATCGAGTTCGGCGAAGGTCGCGGCAGGTGTCGCCCATTCGTCCGTCTTGCTGGTAAATAGTCCTTCGTTCATCGTTTCGGTCTCTGGTATCGTTCACAAAACAGCCGTATCTTGTCAAATGTCCGTGTGCCGGGGTCTCCTCCCTGGAGGAACCGCCGCACGACGCTCGCGCTGATGCCAGTGCCCTTGCCTATCGCGTGGGCGTTGAGGCCCTTCTGCCGGACGAGCCGCCAGATGTAGTTGCGACGGGCAGCGGCCTTCTGCCGGTGGTACGCCTCGTATTCATCGTCGGTGATCCAGGTCATGACGCCATCCTCCTCTGCATTCTGTTCCACACGTTGACGAAGTCGGGGTACATCGCGGGGTAGTCCAGCGCGTCGCTCACCCTGCGGTCTATGTTTATGATGGTCGCGTGATCCCAGCCGGTGGCGCGTTCTATCTCCATCCCCGTGAAGCCGTCGAGCCGCATCTGCGTGACCGCGCACCATCGTGCCGTGAGCACCGGCCTCTTCCGGCTGCGGTCTGCGATGTCCTCGTCGGTCACCTCCCTCAGTATCTCGCGCAGCTCCCTCCACCGCTCGCTGGCCTTCACGTTGCGTGCCGCCCCGAGGGGCGAGAGACGGTTCGTCAGGATGGCGAGATGCTTCCGCTGGAGCCGCGCCACGATCTCGCGCTGCTCGCTGTACGGAAGGCCGTCCACCGCCTGCATTATGCTCTCAAGTTCTGCCATCGTCGGTAATTTAGTCTTTTCGGAACGGTTAATCCGCTGATTGTCTTATATTAGTCCGCTTTCTTATTCATTGAAGTAATACTCCAAGCGGTAGATGATACCCGATGAATCCCAGCCGCCGTGTATCGCGTCGAGCAGGAGGTCTTCGTTATCACGCATCCAGTTGAAGATTTCGGAAGCGAGGTCGCGCCCTTCGTCCTTGCTATATGCGACGCTCCCGAAGTTGTCTTCTATTGTTTTGCGCAAGGCTATATATGGGTAGTTGATTTCTTTGTAATTGATATCTGAATCTATAAAGTAGCCGATATAGTCGGGCTGTTTATTATCCTTTCGCTTACCCTTATTTTGGATAAAAAGCAATCTCGCCCATTTTTTGGGGATGCGGCTTTTTGTAATAGGCGATGTCAAGAAGCGGCGGCCATTTTTCCATAGCCCGATAGTATGAGCGTTCATATTGTTCGGGGCGATTTCAGTTTCCACGGCTTTGGGTTTTATATCTTCAGACTTGGGTTGCGGCTTGGCATCTTTTTTACGTCTGCCCCTGGTGGTATCAATAGTCCACCCCTCTTGCATAAGAAGGTCGGCTTCCAAAGCCGTCAGCGGCATCCCTTGTTTCGCTTTTCTTTTCGCGTTTGCTAATATGACATTCTTGTTCATAGTTCCATTGTGTTAATTGCTTTACCGCATGAAGACCAGCATCGCGGCATCCCTCCCATGTTCGTTGGTGCGCTTCGCCCAGCCCGTGAGACGACGGAACGCCTCGTCGGAGAGCTTCGTGAGGTTGTTCTTCGGTGCGACCTTCTTGTAGGGGATGCCCCAGTCCTTCAGCGCATCCTCCCAAATGGTGCTGTCGCGCTTCACGCTGCCCGCACCTTGAAGCCGCGCACGGTCTTTCGCAGCCGTATTCCGTCCGAACCACGTGCGCTGCCGCGCGTCCTCGAAGACGACCGTCACGCCGAGGTTGCGGAACGAGTAGAAGTTCGCAAGGTTCTTCACCTTTTCGAGTGCCGCGTGTATCGGCAGCGATGTGATCTCGGTGAACTCGCGCACCGAGCTGTCCCAGACCGCCACTCCCGTGTGCGATCCCGGATCAAGGCCTATCCATACCATCCGTTTCGTTTTTTATGATTGCAAGTATCAGTAGGGCGACGACGCAGACCGCCGTGATGAACAGTACTCCGGCCCAGGGGCCGAAGGTGGCCGAGGCGAACGCGGCGACAGTCACCACGGCGTAGAAGAACGCCACGACCGCCACGCAGGCGAGTGCCAGCAGGATGTAGTCTCTCGGTCTCATCTCCGTTCGCTTATCGGTTTGTATTCGAACCATATGTAGCCGTATTCGCCGGGCTTGCGGTTCTCGATCACATGGCTGCGGTTCGTGTTCTCGTCATAGTACGCCACGTCCTCTCCCCTCTCAACGTGATATCCGCGCACACGCAGGTTGTGACGGAAGCACGAGCGGCGGTGCGTGTCAGGGTCGAGCACCAGCACCAGCTTCGTGCGCCTCGGCCAGCCGAAGTACATCCGTACCCGCTCCTTCTTCCGTATGTCCTTCATAGTCGCAACGGCCTTCGCTATGCGCTCGGCCTTCTGCTTCTTCGTCTCCTTTCGCGGCGTGCCGGGCTTGAAGCCTGCCTCGCCTGAGTTGGGGATACGATACCCCTTCGGTGGGAACGTGCCGTTGCGCTTGTGGCTCTCGTATGCGGCACGTGCCGCATCCTCCCTGCACTTGCGGACGAACTGCGGCGACTTGTAGAGGCCGTTGGCCCTGGCGAAGCGGTGGAGCCAGCCGTCCGAGAGGCCGAACTTCGCCTTGATCTCGTCGTTCTTCGTGTGGATATAGTGCTTGAGGATCCATTCCTTCTGCCGGTCGGTCAGCTCCACGGCGCGGAACTTGCCCCTCGTGATCCTCCCGCCGACTTCCTTGCGGAGATGGCCGCAGCTCTGCGTCTTCCCCGAGACCAGGTTCTGCCGGGCCACGATGCAGTCCTTCCCGCAGTCGCAGCGGCAGAGCCAGTACGTGCGGTACTTCCCCTTGTGATCCCAGCGGATGGCCGTGAGGCTGCCGAACCGCTCGCCGGTTATGTCCCGTATCCTGAAATCGTCAACTGTGCTTTCCATTGTCGTTGGGTGGAAGGTCGGGGCCGGGCGGCTTATCGGCCCCTTCCATCCTAAACTACCTACTATATCTAAATTGCCGCCATGTCATCTCTTTCTGTCCTTCTCGATGCCCATCTGGGCGCGCATCCTCGCCCGGTACTCCTTCTGGTATTCCAGCGCGCACTCCTTGCAGTAGTACGCCCGTCCGTTGGGCCTCCGCAGGCACGCGCCGAAGGCGTCCTTCGGGAGAGTCCGGCCGCAGCGGGGGCAGTACTGCATCCCCGAAGGGACGGGATCGTAACGCGAGGGCTGCCTGCGCTTCGCCCTCTTGCGCGTCGGGGCCGTCCCCGGCTCGCCGTCCCTGCTGACGAAGCAGCGGCCCTGCGCCTCGTCGAAGAAGTTGACGTACCGCGTTATGCGACCGCAGTAACCGTTGTCGTCACGCATATTTATGCAGTTTCCGCATATCGTTTCCATAATTCCGTCGCTTTCCGAAACGGCCCGTCCCCCGCCACACATCACATACACCGCCGTTGATTAGGGGTTTAACACGGAGAGCGGGCCTCGCTTCGGTCATCTCATAGGTTTGAACATGTTGATCGCCGTCTCTATTATGCGCTTGCGGTCGTTCCGGCGGTAGTAGCGGTACGAGTTGTAGACGATGCACGTCAGGCCGAGTGCCGCCACCGCGTCGTTCACCGCCTCGCGTATCTCCTCACGGCTGCGCCCCGGCTCCGTGCGCCGGAGGCTGCGCTCGATATCGCTGCGCTGGCAGTAACCCTTGCTGCGCCCCACCTTGTCCGCCGCCACGATCGCCTCGTCCTTCATCCGGCACCGCACGCGGATGTACGTGCGCTTCGCCGGCTCCGGCTTCACTTCTGGGTGTATGCTGGCGACGATCTCGTCCACCTGCTCCATCGTGTCGTTTGTCGTGAGACCCATCTGCGAGAAGAGGTCGGGCTGCGGTAGCGTCACCGTCAAGGGATGCGTCATCGTCACCGTCTTCTCATCCTGCGGAGCGGGCACCCCTTCTATCCGTGCGGCGAGCGACATGAGCTCTGCCGCGATCCTTCTAAGGTCTTCTGCCGTGTTCATAAGAATTGTACATCGCCCTCCCTGCGCGAATCCCATTTTATGATTTTCAGCGTTTTCCCTTTGATATAGGCATTCCACACCTTAGCAAGCATATTCTGTTTGACTTGCGCTGTAAGTTTCACGGGGGACATCGCATCGGAAATCAACCTTAAACGGAATAATTCAAGGGTTTCATTTTTTGATGTCTGGAGCGAAAGAATATTCTCAAAGAATCCACGCACTTGCTCTTGATCGTGTCCGAGGTCATAAATCAAGTAATAAACCAAGCCAGCAAGAAGGCCGGGCCTAAATGCGTTGATATATTGGTTCTTATTAATAAACGATCTTGCTATCTCAGTTGCTTTGTTGAATCCCGCCTCATCGCTTCGGTATATTTCCGTTGATAAAGAGTTGGATAACCCTATGTTTTTTGTCGCTTTATCTCCGATGAAATTAATTCCTTGACGGATTCGCGTCAGAGACTTGATAGACGATGCTACCGTGCTTGCGTTTGTCACCTCTTTTATTGCATCCGAGGCCGTCCTTCCAAGACCGTTGTCTGTGGCCTTAAAGGACATTGTCGGCATATTGCGGAATACGGCGCATATAAAAGGGATATTCGCTTCAATGCATGCCGTCAAGCGGTGCTGTCCATTAATTAAACGGCCCTCCGTATCAAACCCTATTCCGTCCGTGGTAAGCACCCACCTCCCCTCTTTCATATCTTTGGCGAGTGTTTGCACATTTTTGAGACGGATGTTCCGATTATTCTTATTTTGCTTCAAATAATCCGCTGCTTTTGCAGGGGTTATTACTTCAATAGTGATAGTCGGTTCCATAGGTCAGAAGGGCATGTCGTCTGGTTGCGGTTCGAGGGAGTTGGCGCGGTCGTAGTCGCTGCGGGACTTGTACTGGCCGTAGCCGTTGCCGCTGCCGCGCTGCTGGCGGCTGCGGGAGTCGTCGCGGCCTTCCGGCCTGCGGTCGAGTATCTGTATGTCGGATGCCTCGACGATCTGCTGCGAGTGCCGCTGCCCGTCGCGCTCCCATGTCTCCGTGCGGAGCTTGCCTTCGACATATACCTGCGTCCCTTTCTTGGCGTACTTGCCGATGAAGTCGGCGGCCTGCTGCCAGACGCGGACGATGTGCCATGTCGTGATTTCCTTCTGGTTGCCGCTGCGGTCTTTGTACTTCTCCGTCGTAGCGACGTTGAGCTTGGCGACTGACGTGCCGCCGGTGGTCTGGCTTACCTCGGGATCGTGACCCAGGTTGCCAATAAGAAAAACGAGATTCTTTGATGCCATAATGTTGTGTTGATAGATTGTGTTGGTTTATTTTCTGAATGATTCCCCGCTGAACGAGACCCATTCGGCTATCTCCTTCAAGCGGTCAAAAGTCCTCTCCCCGTATTTGGCGAGGATGTCCTCCTGCTTTAGGTTGGTGGTTATGAGCATGGGCAGCATCCGCTCGTAGCGCGATGCGATGACCCGTATCACCGGCGACTTCACGTTGCCGTATTCCTTGACGTCGGTAGGTTCCTCGCCCATGTCGTCAAGGAGCAGCCACTTGCACCAGTGTCCCCGGCAGAAGTGCCGCTCGGACTCCTCCGGCGAGACGATGAAGTTCTCGGCGAGGCTTGTAGCGGAGAGGAACTTCTTGTCGTACATCTCGATAGTGCCGAACAGACGGTTGACCGAGCGCAGGAGCGTCGTCTTTCCCGTTCCGGCATTACCCGCGAGGATGAGGCACGGCTTCACCGTGTCGTCGGTCAGCCACTTCGCTACCTTGCGGCAATACGGGGCGATCGCCCTCTTGTTGGGCTTCTGCCCCCTGCCTTCGATGTCCGCGACGCACAGCTTCCCGACCGCCGCAAAGACATCCTCCTCGTCGTAGGGGAGTTTATATCGTGGACGGGCCGTAGTCGTCGCCCCTACCACGGTGCCGATAAGCTGCTGGAGATCCGGGGTCGATGTTTCTTGTACTTGTAGCATTTCTTTGCTCCTTTTCACGTGCTTCCCAGTTGCGGACGGCGGCACGCCAATCCTTCATCTTGTTCCGTCCCACCATCCAGCCGTTGGCTTCGTAGTAGTCCATGAACTTCCGAGGGTTGATCAGGTTGAACCGTTCCTCGCAATAGGCAGTCACTTCTTCAAGAGTCGGGGGCGTGAAACGCTTTGCGTTCCCCCTACTCTCTATATTATTATTATCTATATTATCATCTATATTATTATGCCGCTCACAGCGGCTACCCCCACCGCCCTCAACGGCTACCCCCCTGCCGCTGCCAGCGGCTACCTGCCGCCCGTAGCGGCTACCTACCGTTGACGCGTATTCGCAGAATTTGACGCCGTTGGTGTATATCTCGGTCTTATCGACAAGGCCCAAGTCCCTCAGTTTTTTGAGGGACTTGTCAACCTTATCGGTGCTGCACTTCGCGTGCTTGGCGAGATATTGACGCGAGCCGTGGAACCTGCACTCCCCGTTCATGGAAAAGCCGTGGATAATGGCGAATACTACTGTCTCCGTCAGGTCAAGGTCATAATCCAACATCCAGTCTTGGATATTCACGAAGGTGCCGTTTGTTTCCATATTACTTGATTTGCAGCGATTGGTTTTCCTCCAGGTGTGCGCCGCAGTCGTCCCCGGCCTTGATATGTGCCTTGAGGTCGGTCTTGTTTACGGTCGTCGTCACCTTGATGCAGTCGGCGGGGACTTTCGCCTCGTCGTCAATTACCACGCGCTCGGACTTACGGAGGGACAGCTTCAGGGTGTCGAGCTCCACCTTCGGCTTGCCGAATGTCTGCATCGCCCCGACAAGGCGTTCCTCCATCCGCTCGATCGTGTTCTCGCAGTATTTCTTGATGCCGTCAAGCCTATCCTTCTCGGCCTTGATAGCCGATACCATAGCCTTGTAGCGGAGTATAGCGTAGCCGTAGTCGCGGCTTTTCTCCATGAAGTTGCCTTCGTTGACGGCCATCAGTTCTTCGATTTCGGGAGTGATCTCGCCCCCGGTAGATTCGAGCAACGCCTCGATGTCGCGCTGCGCCTCGGTGATTTGATAAAGA